TGGGCGGTAAAATGAAGAAGTACTTAGCAGGCGGTCAGGTAAAGCTTGACAAGAACAAGGACGGAAAGATTTCCGCCATTGACTTTAAGATGCTGAAGAAAAAGTAAACAGCTTTGAAAACTAAGCGGTACTACGACAGCAACCCCAAGGCTTACCAAAAGAAGAAGGAGTACGATACAGAGTATCACTCCACAGAAGAGCGTAAGAAGTACCGAGCTGAGCTCAACAAAAAGAACCGCCAAGCTGGTAAGTACGGTAATGGAGATGGTCTAGACTACGATCATACCGAGCGTAGGTTTATGTCAGCGGTAAAAAACAGATCTAAAAAGTAAACAACCCACCAATATGAAAAATACATTATTATCACTGCTTGCTGCTTCAGCACTACTAAGTTGCGCTACTGAAGAATCTAAAGATTCTAAGGCTCTTAAGATCCACGAAGGCCTTTATGCCTTCTGTGGAGCATCGGGTGCTGAGCTGACTGGAAAGCAGATTATAGTGCAAGGAAAGGTATTTGAAGAGGGCTGTTCTATCTGTCCAGTGTTGGACGGACCTTCGGTCTCTAACCTGGCTATGGAAGGCTATAGCTTTAGCTGGGGTTCTGAGTTCAGTACCGATAGAAACTTTCAGTACCCGAACAACGACGGAAGCACAGTATGGGATGGTAAGTCAGTGTGGTCTCTGTACTGGTACTTCGATACCTCTAGCTTTGTTCCTCAGTACAATCCAAAGACTCAGGATTGGGAGATGATGCACCCAAAGAACCGCTCGTTTATCGTTAACACAGACTACGCCGTGACTAGCGAGAGCAATATGTTCTGTATGCCCTGTGAGGTTTTCGATACCACAGAGACTGGAATCGTTCTTGCCAAATGCTACGGACCAATGAATGAGGCTGCTGTCCCCCTGCGTAGGGCTATCGACGTGAAGACCGGTATGAAGTCAATCACTGCAGCGATAGCAGGAAAGCCATACCCAGTAGGGACACCAGTTCCGGTTATGGAGATGAGTAAGAAAGCACAGAAAAAAGCAAAACTATAATGAAAGCAAAGAAGAAAGACAGCCACGTAATGGTTCCGGCCCCAAAGGGCCACCACTGGATGATGGAGAAAGGTCGTTACTATGTGATGGCTGACAAGGACGGGAAGTTTACCCCTCACGAAGGTGCTTCGAAGGAGGCAAAATTCCGGCTATACTCCGCCCATCAATCTTAGCCTGAGCAATAATCTTCTTGCCAAGGGGGGTATCCTCGTGTCCTTTTAGCTTTCTGCCCAATAGAACCGTAGGGATGCCCTCTCCCCGATTTGGGATGGTCTTATTGATGGTTTTTTTGTCGTACTGAAGCTCCACAGTCTCCTTACCGGAGGCTATGTCTCTCCACCTTTCTACAATCATACGCCCCTGCTGAGTTAGTGAGTACCTTTTGCGGTAGTTCCACCTGTTCTCATCACGAAACCACATAGAGGTGTCCTTGTGGATGTCGATATCCTCCATTGAGAAGTAATCGAACAGCAATTCCCGCTTCTTCATCCTAACAGTTAGCCAGTCCTTGGTCTGGTTGTAGGACTTCGACAGCTGTTGTCCCATCCATTCGATGGTAAAAAACTCTAGGTCGTAGGCGAAGAGAAGGAAGTCCACCTGTATTGGCAGGAGCTTATACTCCTGCTTCATAAACTTGTTGGCGTGCCAGGCAAATTTATATAGGGTGGGCCCGCGATCGTCGCGGTAGGCGAAGTCCCTAAACTTTAGGTCTTCCTTTTTCTTGAACTTTTTAGCCAATGAAGTAAATTGTATCTTTGTAGCAAAAGTACGAAATATGGGAACACTTAGTGGTCAACGCGTAAAAGATGCATTCGGCTCACTCCTTAAGTTGGAGAGCGGAACAGCAACATCATCGACTAAAATAATTGAAGACGGTGCGGGAAATGATACCGCACTAAAGCTGTCAACGGTAAAGGTTGAGGTAAACGGAACTCTTGCCTTCACCTCTGCCCCAAGTACTGGGTCTACGGAAGTAGCAGCCCTTTTCCTTGACGCTAGCAATAACATTGTAAAGCGTAACCTTGGAACCGCAGCGTTTACCTCAGGGTCTAGCCTAACGCCCCAGGCTCCGCTAAACATAGCGAACAACATTATCTCTATTAATCAGCCAACTACTTTGTCTCAGCTGGATGAGAATACCGCTGCCATTGCAGATACATTCTTAATCTACGACGCATCGGCTACCGTATACAAGTACATCAACCTTCAGGACCTAACCCAGTATATGGCGCTCAACATCACCGCCGCATCACCAGGGTCTAACGGACAAGTTCTTTACAACGACGGAGGGACCACGAATGGAGCATCAAGGCTGTCGTACAACGACGCCCCTGGTGCTGAGCAGTTTACATTTACAGGTCTTGACTTTATACAACGCGAAGTATCAAATGGAACTTGTGCGTTCTATAGCCGCTCTGATAGCGCTGTAATTAACAACGCAGTTACCAATGGCGTGGTAACAACAATTGAGGCTGACCTTTTTGCGGGCGGGTGGATTGTCGACTATATGATCTACAACTCAGGATCTACCACTGTTCGAATTGGAGAGATACACATTGTGTGGAACCCATCGAACTTAGCAACGCCACCAGTAATAATTGACTCTATCAAGACCTCAATTGGAACCTCTACCGCAGGAACCTTTATATTTAGTACAATAATAGACAACACCACCCTAAAGCTTCGTGCCACCAATAACTTTGGCGCTAATATGACGGTACTAGTAAACGGCAAAGCCTTCTTCGCATTCTAGTATGAATGATGAAGAAAAGGCTGCGGCTAGGATTGAGCTGTTTATGTTTGCAAAGAACAGCTTCGATGACATATTAACCAAAGCCGAGGATCTTGGCCTTATTGAGGACTTTATAATGATTGCATCAGCAGGGATTGTGGTAAACGAGATAGACGGAAACAGCATTGTTGAGTCTGTCTCTAACATCAACGTAGACACTAAGGAGGAGATGATTTCCTTGGTCACATACCTTATGGGAGCCTACAGCGAGGACGACGAAGCCGACGATACATCCAATATAGATTATTGGCTAAATTTGAACTAAATTAAAATGAAATGGAACTTATCAGAAAAATTATTGCGGGCACCGACCCACTGAAAGCCTTAGCCTACTATGTAGGCCAGAAGGCAGGGGACGGAGAGATCGACTCAATCGTTCTCGACGGTTCTCACCTCCACTACCACGGGGAGCGCAAGTACCTAATATACCTAAAGAAGGAAGACACGCTTATGCTGTGGAAGACCATCGAGGGTATGCCAGTTATAGTAGAGTACGACTGTAACTTCTAGTTGTAACCGACTTACAACTTTTATTTATTTTAATTAAACATATGATACCATTGTACCACATCCTCGTACACATACCTAGCGCTGTAAACGACACCATCAAGGTGGGAGAGTCAGAGCTTTACCTCGACACTAAGTTCAACGAGTTCCAACACCGCACTATGAAGGCTAAGGTTGTAGGCATTCCAGCCAAGTTCAAGTCCGAGCTAGAGATAGGAGACTACGTATTCCACCACCACCACGTTGCGCTCAACGACACCCAAGTCGTTGACCCTAAAGAAAAGATATACCGAGTCAACTACGACCCCTTCGGTGGTCAGGGCAACCAGGCATACCTTATCGAGAAGCCCGACGGAAGCCTTATTGCTGTTGCTGACTGGGTGTTCCTAGAGCCCTTTGATATCGATGCTGACAAGGAGAAGAGCTTCATAGAAATCATCACCCTCAAAGAACCTGAGAAGCGCTGGGGCCGTATCGTATACGGCAGCAAGTGGCTAGAGGAAGAAGGTCTTGCTGTGGGCGACGTGGTGTACTTCGCCAAAGACGCAGACTATGAGATGGACATCAATGGCCGCAAGCTGTGGCGTATGCAAATCCACCATTTGATATGTCAAAAGCTGTAAAGTTCACAACAGTTAATGCTGCGCGTAACCTCATCTCTGCGATGGAGGCCGCTATCAGCAATATGACCGAGGAGATACGTAAGCCGGTAGACCCCGATTTGACGGGGTCCGCACGCAAGGCAGAGCTGCAAGCGATCAAGGACACAGCACTAGCCTGCAAGGAGCTTATCGTAGAGAGGCAGAAGCTAGAGCAGCTTGTTGGCGACATCGAGGAGTCCGGATCCTTTGAAAAGGAGAAGGACTTCAAGGGAGGCTTCGCCGAGAGGATGGCAAGATAATGGCTGGACTTAAGGTAATAGACAAGCAGGAGGTGATAAGCATTTGTCCGAACAATTCGGACGGTCCTATCATTGAGATAGAGTCCCTCAGCATCCAGTTACCAAAGCCGGATGGTTTTCTATTTAGCGACCTACCCAAAGAGCAGCAGATGTGGAAGCGTCAGGACATCCCTAGGGAGCTTGCGCAGATAAACTCTATGGACGACTGGTACGAGTCTCCACGCGAGTTCCAGCAGAAGTGGAGCCCCTACATTGAGCAGGAGTTCAAGAGGCGTAAGGAGGGGCTGTGGTTTATGAATAACGGTGTTCAAACATACATCACCGGACACCACTATATGTTCCTGCAGTGGAGCTCGATAGACATCGGATACCCTACGTACCTAGACTTCCAGCGTAAGCTGTTTGTCCACCTATCGGCCTGCGAAGCAGACCCTCGGTGTCTTGGTCAGATATACACCAAGTGTCGACGTTCTGGATATACGAATATGAGTGCGTCGGTACTTGTGGACGAAGGCAGTCAGGTGAAGGAGAAGCTGTTGGGTATTATGAGCAAGACAGGAACAGACGCCCAAGAGGCGGTGTTCGGCTCTAAGATTATCCCTATATTCAAAGGATACCCGTTCTTCTTTTCTCCTATCATTGACGGAACTACAAACCCAAGGATGGAGCTCGCCTTCCGCGAGCCTTCGAAGCGGATCACCAAGAAGAACAAGACGACCTCACGCGGTGAGGCCTTGGATACTATAATCAACTGGAAGAACACCACCAACAACGCCTATGACGGAAGTAAGACCCATATGCTATTCCTCGATGAGGCTGGTAAGTGGCTGAATCCTAACGACATAAGAGAGGTGTGGAGAATCCACAGGACCTGTCTGCTTGTTGGACGTAGGGTGATTGGAAAGGCAATGGTGGGGTCCACGGTAAACCCGCTGGACAAGGGAGGAAGGGAGTTTAGGAATCTGTACTACGACTCTGACCCTAACGACCGCAACGAGAACGGGAGGACCAAGAGCGGGCTGTACAAGATATTCATCCCAGCATACGACGCGATGGAGGGATTCTTCAGCCAGTACGGCCTTCCTATTGTTGAAGACCCAGAGGCTCCAACACTTACCGAGGACGGAACCCTTACCGATATAGGTGCTAGAACGTTTCTAAAGAACGAGAGAAAGGGCCAGCAGAACAACAGCTACGAGCTCAACGAAATCATACGTCAGTTCCCCTTCACCGAGGACGAGGCGTTCCGCGACTCGACCAAGAGTTCTCTGTTCAACATCCAGAAGATATACGAGCAGATACAGCACAACGAAGAGCTGTACCCAAACCCTGTGGTCATCGGTAACTTCCAATGGAAAGACGGGAAGATGGACAGCGAGGTGATATTCGCCCCCGACCCTAATGGGCGGTGGCGTGTGGCTTGGCTAGCGCCTACCGATATCAGGAACAAAAGAAAGGTTGAGAACAACAAGCCCGTTGCCCCCAATGGGGCATTCGGGGTTATGGGTGTTGACTCCTACGACCTTGACACCACCCTAGACTACAGGTCATCAAAGGGGGCCTGTCACGTATACAATAAGTTCTCTATGGAGCACCCCTCCAATATGTTTGTCGCGGAGTACGCCTCACGGCCTCCGCTTGCCAAGATATTCTACGAAGACATCCTTATGGCTGCCGTCTTCTATGGGTACCCTATACTGATAGAGAACAACAAGTACGGTATCGCTAGGTACTTTGAGTCAAGGGGCTACGATGAGTACCTTATGAACCGCCCTGCCCACCTTGCGTCCACCTCTTCAAAGATGAACGTAAAGACAAAGGGGATACCTTCCAACAGCCAAGATGTCATTCAGGCTCACGCTCAGGCTATTGAGTCTTTTATCCACGACCACGTAGGGCTCCACAACGAGACTGGTAAGTTCGGACGTATGTACCTAAATAGGACACTTGAGGACTGGATAAACTTTAAGATAGACGACAGGACAAAGTTTGACTTAACAATCAGCTCAGGGCTGGCGCTGCTCGCTGCCCAGAAGCAGGTTAAAGAAGTCAAAAAGACAAACTTCAACGAGCGCGTTTTCTTCCGCAAGGGTAAGGAAATTAGGCGATAAGTTAAGTTCGTACCTTTGTCCATAAACTCCGATAAATGGATCAATACTCTGTAAAAAGTAACTCATACGACTCTACGTTCCCAGACCCTTTTGCCTCGCACGATGTAAAGGCAGGCAAGAGGTACGGTCTTCAGTACGCAAAGGCTGTATATGGCCAGTGGGGAAGCGCCCAGTACGAGGGTTCTCTGTACAGCAAAAGATTCCGTGAGTTTGAAGTATCTAGGGACTACGCCAACGGAACGCAGGATACATCCATCTACAAGCAGATACTTACCTCTCTTGACCCGAATAACGGTGATGGGTCTCTGGTGAACCTAGACTGGACACCAGTTCCTATCGTTCCCAAGTTTGTAAAGATTGTAGTCAACAAGATTCTGTCTTCTAAGTTCTACCCAAACATTGAAGCTGTTGACCCTTTGTCACGCAGCGAGAAGGACTACGAGAAGAATAAGATGAAAATATTCATCGAGAATAAAGATATTCTAAAGGAGGCGAAGGACTCAGGACTTCGCACCGAGGTAGACCCAGATTCACTTCCCGATACCGCTGAGGAGACCGAAATTTTCCTTGAGACTAACATCAAGACCGCTGCTGAGATTGCTGCCCAGATTGGCATCAACCTAACGCTCAGCTGGAATGACTTCGACGAGCGCATTTTTAGGCGCAATGTCGAAGACCTCGTCACCTGCGGTATTGCCGTCACCAAGCGCAGCAACGACCCCAACTACGGAATCGTTGAGGACTATGTAGACCCAGCATTCTTTATCCACAGCTTTACCTCTGACCCAAACTTTACGGATATAACCTACGCAGGCCACGTAAAGCGTATGAGCATCTCTGAACTTAAGAGAACCGCAGGTAACCAGTTCACCGAGGACGAGTACGAGAAGATGGCTCGGACGGTTATGAACCGCTTTGGCAATGACTCTAGCAGGCTGATGGGATCTGGGTACGACCCCGGTATGGAGCGCTACTACTACGGATACGACGAGTACACCATAGAAGTACTTGACTTTGAATTCATTAGCGTTGACAACATCATCTTCGAGAAGAAGGAGTCTCGCTTTGGTAATGTTGGCTTCTACTACAAGGGCCACAAGTACAATGCCCCACAGCAGAGTGTGTACGACCGAGAGGCTGTCTATATGCAGAACCAGACGCTTTATGGTGGTAATTACATCCTAGGGACTGACTACATCTACGACTACGGGTTGAAGAAGAACATTCCTAAAAATGTTCACGACCTCACCCGCACCCGAATGAGCTACAGCATTGTGGCCACCAACATCCGTAAGTCTATCCCTAAGTCTATGGTGAGCGGCATCATCGGCTTTGCCGACCAGCTGCAGATCACCCACCTAAAGCTCCAGCAGTCTATCGCTAAGGCTAAGCCTGATGGACTGATCATCGACATCGAGGGACTTGAGAACGTACAGCTAGGACGTGGCGGAGAGCTACAGCCTTTGGACCTTCAAGACATCTACGAGCAGACGGGTATCTTCTACTACCGCAGTAAGAACCCTGACGGCAGCTTCCAGAACCCACCGATCCGTCCACTTGAGAACGGCATCAGGAACATCAACGAGCTCATCACCATCTACAACCACGCGCTGCGTATGATTCGTGATGCTACGGGCATCAACGAGGTTATGGACGGGACGAGTCCTAAGGGAGACCAGCTTGTTGGCGTACGCCAGCAGCAACTGGCGGCAGGCAACAATGCTCTTGGGGATATTAGCAATGCAGCGATTGTTTTGTACCGCAGGATCTGTGAGGACGTTGTGAAGTGTCTTCAGATACTTCCCCCTAAGTCTATCCTATATAAGGCCTACGAGACGGCGATTGGCAGGGAGAATATGGCGGTGCTGTCTAGTTTCTCTAATCTGCCTATGTACAACTTCGGCGTTAGGGTCGTCGCTGATATGAACGAGATTGACCGTATGTACCTCGAGCAAAACATCCAGGCTTCTATTGCCCAGGGAGAGCTTGACATCGAGGATGCGATTGCTATCCGTCAGCTAAGGGACATCGACCAAGCCGAGAGGTTGCTTATCGTACGCCGTAAGAAGCGTATGAAGGTTCGGCAGGAGATGGCCCAGCAGAACTCTCAGTTCCAAGCTCAGGCCAACGCACAGGTCGCTCAGGTCACAAGCCAAGCCAAGATGCAGGAGGACCAGATGAAGGCCCAGTTGGATGCTCAGAAGATTCAGCTAGAGGCTGAGGCTAAGGCTCAGCTGCTGCAGGTAGAGTACGGACTTAAGATGCAATTGGCTCAACTGCAGGGTGAGTTTGGTGTTGCCGAGCAGAGGATAGAGTCTGGTGTACGCCAGAGTGCTGATCAAGAGGCTGAAGACCGCAAGGACAACCGCATTAAGGAGCAAGCAGTTGCCCAAAGCAAACTGATTGCCCAGCGCAAGGGAGATCGTGCGGAGTTGCAGAAGAAGGACCTAGAGGGTCAGGAGGATATCGTAGATATCATACTAAATCAATAGCTATCTTTGTAGGGCATTAGCGTTGCTTTTTAACCTTTAAACTTTACCATTGTGAGCTATTCAAACATTACCAACCCAGTAAACTACCAACTTCAAGCATTTGGTCAGAATGGTTTCCGAAACATTGCATCTGGATTCTCTCCCGTTAGTGGAGAGTTCTACCGCACTGTAACGGTACTTAGCGATGCTGTTGTTACAGTAACTCCATCTTCTGGAGATAGCCTTAGCGCCATCACTCTTTTAGCTGGTACTACCATCTACGGGCTCTTCAGCGCTGTAAGCGTTAGCTCTGGTCGTGTGCTTGCCTACATCGCATAAAGATGATTGGTCTCGGTTTAAGCGTAAGCCTGACTCCGTCTGGTGCTGGATTCCTTCGCGAAGCAGCTCAGCTAATCTACAATGACTACTACAACCGAGTAACGGCAGATGGTGGTACTGTGGAGGGAGAGTCTTGTTTTGAGCGTGCTGTATTCCTACTTGGTGTTCGTAACACCGTCAACTACATTGACCTAATCTTCCAAAGATGGACTGCCGACGGCGGAACCATAGAGGCGGAAGATTGCTTTACAAATTCTTTCTTTGCGCTAAATCAATAAAAAATGTCATCATTCTACTCAGACGCATCACTAGTTTTAATTCCCTCTGGCTACAAGAATCAGAAGGTTTACTCTGCAGTCCCAACGGACGGGAGCGGAGATTTGTCGTTCACCCGTGCCTCTGACGCCACCCGTGTGGCAAGCAACGGCCTAATTGAAAAGGTGCGGACTAATGTTCTGACTTACTCGCAGGACTTTTCAAATGCCAACTGGGTAGAGTTTGACGTATCAAGAACTGGAACCCAAACCGATCCGAACGGAGGCACTACGGCTTCATTGTACACATCGTTGACCAATTTCGCTAACGTATCGGCAAACTTTTCAACGGCCAGCGCAAGCCCTTACACGCTTTCTATTTACATTAGGGGCGCATCAAGCGGTGTAGTTTCTTTGCGGGTTGATAGCGGAAGCACGGCTGCTCAAAATAACATCAGTTACACCACGTCTTGGCAGCGTTTTACTTACACATTTACCGCAGGCTCCTCAACAAGTACGGTTGTTCTTGGGGGCTACGCTTCGTTTACAACTGGTGAGGCCATTTATGTTGCCTTTGCTCAAGCGGAACTTGGTGACATAGCAACAGACTACATCCCCACCACCACCGCAGCGGTATCAGTTGGCCCCGTTAGCGGTTTACCCCGTTTGGACTACTACGATAGCACTTGCCCGAAACTTCTCTTGGAGCCGCAGCGGACTAACACTTCACCATACTCGGAGCAATTCACTTCGGGTTGGGCATCTTCAGCTGGTAGCCCCGTAACGGCAAACACAACCATTTCGCCAAGCGGCTATCAAGATGCTGACACTATTGCGGAAATTGGAAACGGAAACTATTTATATCAAGCCGTAACGACTTCAAGCGGTACGTTCACCGTTTCGGTATTCGCTAAAAAAGGCAGTTCAACTAATGTTGGTATCGGTCTTGTAGCTGGAGGCTTTAGTGCTGGTATGAGTGTTCAATTTAATTTTGACACTCAAACGTTTGCCACTCCAACGAATCACGGCGGCTTCACAAGCATTTCAGCAACAAGCCAAAACTACGGAAATGGTTGGTATCGCTTGGCTTTGACTGGTACGACTGCTACAGCCACTACTTACTTCTTTGTATTGGGTTCTTTGGCTGGTTCAGCTTACGCTGCAAACGTAAGGCTTTGGGGCGCACAATGCGAAGCTGGAGCCTACGCCACTTCGTACATCCCCACGCTTGGGGCATCAGTTACAAGGGTTGCGGATGCTGCTTCAAAGACGGGCATAAGCTCATTGATTGGGCAGACTGAGGGAGTTGTATTTGTTGATTTTAACAACCGACTGTTAGCCTCTTATCCAAACGAATATATTGTTCAAATAATAAGCGGAACTACACAACTTTGGTTGAGAAAAGAATCTGGCGGAGGCAGCTTTACCGCTCGTTTGATTGTAAGTGGTTCTACAATTTGGACTTTTGCAAATTCAATAGTCCCAATAAACGGAAAGAATAAAATTGCTATTGCATACAAAACGGGAGATTCTGCCGTATTCTTAAACGGAGCCCAAGTGTCAAGCACAAACACCTCAGCATTTAGCGGTAGTGCATTTGCCGACCTTAATTTTAATTTTGGCGGCACATTAAACCCCGAGTTGCCGTTAAGTCAAGCCCTACTATTCACGACCCGTTTAACGAACGCCCAACTGGCAGAACTAACCGCATAATTCAACACACGATGAAATTCTTAAAATACGAATTCCCCACCCAAGCTGCTTGGGACTCAGCCAAAGCAACAATCTCCACCACAGACGAAGAGGGTAACACCATATACAACAGCGAAGTAGTAGTAGCTGTCCACGAGATTGGTAACATCTGCCTTGCCACCAACCCAGAGACGGGTGAGTGTACCGACCTCTCTACAGAGTGGGCGGTAGACATCCTATGGCAGGACCTAGAGCCTGTAGACTTCGTTGCCTACAAAGTGTGGCCTGAGCCTTGCGGAGTTCACATCTTCGCGGGATGGGAATCAGCATACGAGTCAGAGTACTGCGCCGCTAACCCGACAGCCGCCTACTGTTTGCCTCCAGTACCACCGACCGAAGAGTAACATTCGTATCTTTATATACGTTATAGGGGCCTATTGTGCCCCTTTGACGTTTTGTACCTTTGCAATCGTATGGCAGCAAATCAAGTAGACTTTAAGATCCTTCCGAGCGATCAATTTAGCGTATATAGTCCCCAGACCCGAAGCGACAAGGTAATCACCTATTTTACTTTGCTGTCTAAACTTCGTGGAGACATCCTATCCGTCGGACAAGACGACGACCCAAACGATATTGTCTCAGCGTTCTACAGCAGCGTAGGGGGAACTCAGACCCTCCACCTTGTAAAGGCGGATGGGTCAGAGATTACGGCATCCGTCCCAGAGCCAACCGTAGGAACGGTTACCTCTGTTAACCTAACAGCTAGCACAGGAATCAGCGTAAGCGGAGGACCTATCACCACTAGTGGAAGTATTACCGTAACCAACACCGCACCCGATCAGGTGGTGGTATTGACTGG